AGACGGCTATTGACACCTTCTACGTCACAGGTAAAAATGAAGGTTGGTATTCCAGCTTGAAGCGTTTCTATCTGCCCATCTGGGGTGCAGCCGCGCCAAACGCTCGCTGCCTCGTTAGTTCGACTAGCGGAACATTTGAAGGCTCGTTCACTCACGCCACTGGCTACGCCCACCCAACCGCTGCCGCGTCTACGAACAGGTTCAATACCGGATACAAACTTCTGGATGACCTGACCACCGAAGACGCTTGTCTCATGGCTCTTGCTTATGACGATGTTGCTCCTCCAGACCGGGCTATCAACGCGAGTAACAAAACCATTATTGGTTCCGGTTCAATTACCGCAAACGGGATTAGAATAAATACAACGAGTAGCTCACTGGTTCCACAAGCCGTATGGCTGGGTGTCAATGAGTCTACTTTGCCTACATTTGGTTCTCATGGTGTTCTCCTATCTAACCGTAAGGGAGGGGGGACAACTCTGAGTAGACGAACTGCGTCAGCTTTTGACGATGACACAACGACAGGGACACTGACGGGAACTTATAATAACAACTTCCCCATTACTGGTTACGGCACATCGTCCGGTTCAACAGGAGCAGTGGGACAAGCAACCACTTCAAAAGCGGGGGCGTTTGGAATTAGTGAGGGACTAGATGCCACTGACCGCGCAGCCTACACGCTCGCCGTGAAAAACCTTTGGGAAACCTGCTCAGGACTTACGTTATGATTGGATTTGTTACTACACCCGAAACAGCTTCTACCGTCACTGATGGTATTCGCGATGCTCAATTAAGCCGTGGTCAGCACTATTACTGGACTACAGGAGCGGAGCCAATCTATAGTGGAACCCACAAAGGTCAGATGTTTATTCCCGCTGGCGACGAGGTTCTTAGCACCCCACTCCGAAATGGCCTAACACCACGCGACTTCCCTGAGTTTGACCAACTGGTTACTCTTCTTGGAGGACTAGATTCTCGCGTTGAGATCAACCCTGATTCTTTAATTAACCCAGACCTTCCTGCTGACGAATGAACGAAACCGCCCAACAAACATACACCCGCCTTGAGGGGGATCGTTATCAATACCTCGACCGCGCACGGGCTTGCTCTAAGCTGACCCTTCCATACGTCATGCCCGAGGAAGGCTTTGGTCCCCACAGCAGACTTGATACACCCTTCAGTGGTGTTGGTTCCCGTGGTGTTAACAATCTTTCATCGAAGCTGCTCTTAGCTTTGCTTCCCCCTAATGCTCCCTTCTTTCGCCTCCAGGCCGACCAGCGTAAGCTAGCCGAAGAGGATACCCCACCGGAACTCTTGAGTGAGATCGAATCATCCCTGCAAGCCCTTGAAGGTTTGGTTATGGATGAGGTGAGCCTCGGAGCCTACCGGGTAACAATCCACGAAGCTCTCAAGCACTTGATCATCACAGGCAACGCCCTCCTGTATCTACCGGACAGCGGAGGACTCCGTGTGTTCCACCTTGATAGATTTGTGGCAGAGAGAGATCCGATGGGAAATCTCCTTAAGGTTGCCACAAAAGAAACCCTAGCATTCTCTACTCTTCCCGAAGAAGTCCAAGCGGCTCTTATCCAAGGAGACCCAAACCTCGACACCGCCGAAAGCAAGCTCGATCTCTACACCTCATGCTGCCTGATCAAAGGATCGTGGCACATACGCCAAGACGTTAATGGGGTGAACATTCCTGGTGCTGGTGGTAAGGTTCCCAAGGATCGCAATCCGTTCATACCCTTAAGACTTTCTAGGATTGACGGCGAGGCATACGGTCGTGGTTTCGTTGAGGAATACCTCGGTGACATCCAGAGTCTTGAAGCGTTGACCAGAGCGATTGTCGAAGGATCAGCCGCAGCAGCCAAGGTGTTATTCCTTGTGAACCCCAACGGGACTACACGCGCACGGACGCTGGCTGAAAGCCCCAACGGTGCGATTGTTCAAGGCAATGCTGCTGATGTTAACACTCTCCAGCTTGGTAAGTTCAACGACTTCCGCACGGCTCAAGTCACAGTAGAAGCCATCAAAGACCGTCTCGGTGGAGCTTTCTTGCTTACATCCGGTGTGGTGCGACAGGCTGAACGTGTTACCGCCGAGGAGATCCGAATGCTGTCACAAGAGCTAGAGACTTCCCTTGGAGGAATGTATAGCCTTCTTGCTAGTGAGATGCAGTTACCCTTGGTGAAGCGAATCATGATGGTCATGCAAAAGAAGAAGACTCTTCCTAAGCTTCCTAAAGATCTCGTCAAGCCTGTGATTGTTACAGGTGTCGAGGCTCTTGGTCGTGGTAACGATCTCTCTAAGCTTGACCTGTTCCTTGCTGGTGCTGCCCAAGTGGTTGGCCCACAGGCTATCGGACAATTTGTTAATGTTGAGGACTACTTCAAAAGACGCGCTACCGCTCTCGGCATCAAGACTGACGGACTAATCAAGAGTTCTGAGCAGATGCAACAGGAAGCCCAGATGGCGCAAATGCAAGCTCTCAGTGAGAAGCTCGGCCCCGCTGGTATTAAAGCCTTGAATGATCAGGCGTTAGCGGGTAATATGCCTGAGGTTGAACCACCTGAATAGTAATGGAATCCGTAACATACAACGACCCGACTCCCGAGGAGAACATCTCTTTGGAACAGCAAGCCGCAATGCAAGAGGAGGCGCAAGAACAGCGCGACCAACAGCAGCCGCAGCAGCAACAACCCGAGGAAACCCCAACGGAAACACCGGAACGCCCTGAGTGGCTCCCCGAGAAGTTCGACAGCCCCGAGTCTATGGCTGAAGCCTACGGACAACTGGAGAAACGCTTCCACGAAAACAACAACAACGAACAGGCCGAAGACAACTCGGAGGAGGCTGAAGCGACACCCGCAATGGGTGAGGTCGTGACAGCAGCTTCAGAGGAATACTACGAGAATGGGACGTTATCCGAATCCGCTTACCAGAGTCTTGAAGAAGCTGGATTGAGCAGGGATGTTGTTGATACATATGTCCAAGGTTTTGAGGCACTCCAAGCCCAACAAGAAGAATCACTTCAAGCTGAGATCGGAGGAAAAGATAACTACGAGGCTATGGCCGAATGGGCATCTACCGCTCTCACTGACCAAGAACAACAGGTCTACAACAACACCGTAGAGAGTGGAGACCGTGATGCCGCTGCAATGGCTATCCGAGGTCTTTATGCTCGCTATGTGGCTGACGGAGGAGATCCTGTAGCTCTTGTCCAAGGAGGCACTGCTGGCAGCGCATTGGCTGTTCCCTTCGGTTCTAGCTACGAGATGACTCAATCTATGTCTGACCCTCGTTATGAAAACGACGAAGGTTACCGTAGAAGTGTTGAAGCTCGCATTGCCGTTACCCCTTAACCCCACAACAATATGTCTAACATTATCACCTACATCCTGGAGAACTCTACAGAACTCCTCGGGATTGCTACCGCCATTGTTACAACTGCCAGTGCTATCGCTGCGTTAACACCTACACCCCGAGATGACACTTGGGTTGGCAAGGCGTATCGCATCGTTGACTGGCTTGCGCTGAACATCGGTCGCGCAAAGGACTAACATTTATAGCCGTGAAGCTGTCTCTGCTACTCATAAAACTACTTATCTCATTCCCAAAATTGGCAGAGGCACTTCGCGGTCTTTTAGACAGCTATGAAGAAGAGTTATATCGTCGCCGTCATAGCGACATGCGTGATGTTATTGATGACTGGATGCGCTCCGACTCTTCGTCCGACAAAGCTTCCTTACTTTTTAGAGAAGCTAAACCAACATCAATTCAGTCCCGAAGAGAAGAGGACACTGGGGGAGATACTTCACTACATCAACGACCTAGAGAACAATGCCCAGAAAACGAAAAGGATTGTCCCTTAGAAAAGAACACAAGTCCGAAAAAGGAGGACTGACTGAGAAAGGGAGAAAATACTACAACCAAAAGACAGGTAGTAATCTTAAGCGACCGCAACCAAAGGGAGGCCCAAGGAAGCGGTCTTTTTGTGCGCGTATGTCAGGCGTTAAAGGACCGATGAAAGACGCTAAAGGTCGCCCCACTAGGAAAGCCTTGGCACTGAGACGATGGAAATGCTGATAACTTTTAACCAATAAAAAAAGAAATGCCCAAAGTAGGAAAGAAAAAATACCCGTATACCGCAGCAGGAAAGAAATCAGCAAAGAAAGCCGCCAAGAAAAAAGGCTTGAGGATTATGTCAAAACCTAAGTCTAAAGGTTACTAAAGAATATTGTTAAAATGAAAGGCGTAGCTCATTACAAAAAAGACGGAACATTATACAAAGGACCGTCTCACAAGATGAAAAATGGAGAACTTCATACTGGAAAATCTC